TAGGAAACAAGCGGTTGAATCGTTGACTTCTTATATACTTGGCCTTTCAGATGAAGAACAGAAAAGTCTTTTAAAGCAAGCTGGAATAGAAAATGTAGATGAAGTTATTGATGGATTAAATAAAGGAAAAAAATTATCTGAAGATAAAGGAATAGAAATATTGAAGGGATTATCAACAGGTTTAAAAAATACTACTTGGCAAGATTCTTTATTTGGAATAGCTAGCAAGATAGCTTCTAAATTAACTAATGCTTTTTCAATAAAAACTTCGATTAATACAAGCGGATTACCTGGACATAAAGATGGATTATCTTATGTTCCTTATGACAATTATGTTGCAAGGCTACATAAGGGTGAAAGAGTTCTTACAGCGAAAGAAAATAAAGAATATATGAGTGATAATATAAATAATAAAATCTCAAACAATAACATAGTTTTGAATTTTTACCCTAGGGTAATGAATGAAAATGATCTTGCAATGGCTTTTGATTATGTGGACGAAAGATATGGTAAAAAATATCATTGATATAACTTATTTAGTAAAGGATGATATAATGTGTATGATTATAAGGATATAAGAAATTTTTATTTTGAAAATGAAAAAGGTCAACAAATAGACTGCCAAAAAGTAAATGGCGGTCTATTTTTGTATAATATAACAGGACTTGGATATGAAGAGGAAATTGAATATGAAAGAATAGGAAATACATTTATACCAAAAACAAAAAAAATAAAACAAAATCAAATTAATGGAGATCTGGAATTTTATGATATGACATATGATGAATATCTTAATTTTGTTAATTTCATATTGCTTTCAACAGAATTAAGATTAATATATATTCCTAAAACAAAAGATAGAAAGAAGTATTATAGAGATATAGATTTTTGTAAAATTGATAAATCAGAAGAAGATGATTTCAATGTTTTGTCTTGTCCAATAATTATTTTTTGTAAAAGCTTATGGTATGAAGAAGAAAAAACATTATATACAATAGAGCCTATTGATAATGAAATGAGATGGGATTTTGAATGGGATAGTAGATTTACAGATTATAGCTCGAGAAGTCAAGAATATGTAAATAAAGGTCATGTTGAAGCTCCTATCGAAGTTGTTATAGAAGGCCCTGTAAAAAATCCGATAATTGAGTTATATGTCGAGGGAGAACTTTATCAATCGATTTCAATTAATATTGAACTTGAGGAATATGAAAAATTGTTGTATGGAACAAAGGAAGATAATTTCTATTTACAAAAACAAAATACTGATGGAAGTATGCAAAATTTGTTTAGTTTAGATTATTTAGAATTTTATAATAATGAAGTAATAAGGCTACCAAGAAATAAAAGTTGTAAGATTCTTTTAAAGGCTGATGGAGAAATTTTAAATGCTCAAATAACAATCTATCCTCGATATAAGACTGTATAAGGGAGGATTGGATATGGAGACAGAAGTAAAGTTTAATGATCAATATTATATAGCAAAATATAATAAACAAACAGGATATTATGAAGTTGAATTAACTGCTCCAGATACAGGAGGAATATATCCTGCAGAAATTAAATTTACAGATCTATTTGATCAAGTATATCAAGATTCAAAGAATATTCAAATTTGTATAAAAGAAAAAATAAAGATTGATACAAATACGAACATTATGTGGATTTTTGATTATAAAGATTTCTCTGTAAAAGATATTGTAGAAATATCAGATTTTGAAATAAATATAGATGAAGAAACAAATTCAAACTCAATTTTAAAAATATTAAAGAAAACTACAGCAAAATCAAAAGATATTATAGCCTTTAAGAAAAATAATGAAGTGATATATTGGGGAATACTTGATAATATTCAAAATGAAAATGGAGAAAGCATGTATCAATTTATTTCGAAATATATCACAAATTTATTTGATAGAAATATTTTTTTAGAAAACGAAGGATTAATCAGAACAACAGGAGTAGAAGATTTTATTGCAAATGCAATAACAAAGAATTTCATTAATAACGTAGATACTTTTATTAATTTAAATTGGCTGGAGATAGTTGTAAAAACGCATACAAAAAAAGAAATATCTGTAACAAATGTTGAAAATGGAATATTTAATTTACATACATGGATGACAAACTGTACACAAAATTATGATATTGTGTATAGTTTTTCTATTTTAAATAAAAAACTTGTGATGACAATCGAAAATAAGACATTTTCAAAAGAGCTTATAGATACAAGTGCACAACCAATTTCTAATTATAATGAAGTTTTTGAAACAAATGTTGTAAGTAAAGTTATAGTTAAAACTTCTACACAAGATTATACGTTGTATTTAAAAAATGATAGAACTACAACAACAGATATGAATGATGAAGATAGAGCAGATGGAAAAATAGAAGCGGTTTATACTGAAAATTATGAAGACGCAAGACAAACAGCTTTAGATAAGATGAAAGCTAATTCTTATAACCATAATATAACATTTGATTACCTTGAAAGGTATATAAAAGTTGGTACACCAATTGCAATAAAAACGAAAGAGTCTTTAATATTTGACAGCTATATTTCTGCAATAAAAATAACTCAAAGTAGATTTATTACATATACATGTGGAAATATTCGTGTCAATTTTATAGATAAATTGTTAAAAGAAAGGAGAAATTAAAATGTTAAAAGGTCATGTTTTTTCAAAGCAATTATTTGGAAATCCCATTTTTGCGTTATTTATTAATACATTTTTAAATGGAGAGAACGGTATTTCTAATAACTATAAAAACGGAATGGCAATAACTTATAGTGGAGATACTTTAACTGTTGATAGTGGTGCAGTTTGTATTCAAGGAAGATTTTTAGAAGAAGTTTCGGAAACAACAATTGCAGCAGGAACAGATAGTGCTTATTGTAAATTGGTGATCGAAATTGATTTAAGTAAAAACAATACTGCCGAGGAATTTAAACAAGGTTCATACAAGATAATAAAAGGACAGTCAGATTATTCGGAACTAGTGAAAAACAATATTGTTAAAGAAAACGCAGGAATATATCAATATGAACTCGCTAGATTTAAAACTTCAGCATCAGGAATAAGTGATTTTCAAGATATGAGAACTTTTCTAGATTTTGATAGCATCTATGGATATATAAGAAATGAATTTAAGAAAATTTTGGAAGATTTGGAAGAAGAATTAAGACAAGTTGAAGATGGTAGTGCATACGTTCTTAAAGCAACATATGATGAAGAGATACAAAATTTACAGAAAAAAATAACTGTAGGAAGTGATATACCAACAGGTGGAGAAGATGGGGATATATATATACAAATTTTTGATTAGGAGGTAGCTTATGGCAACAGAAATTTTTACTGAAAATTATGATGGAACATATGGATATTTATATGAATTTAAATTAGAAGCAGAAGAAAGCAATGTTTCCATAAGTGAGAATAAGAGTACAGTTACGGTAAAGGCATATTTAAGAAGAAAAAATTCAAGTAATAATGGTGCATTTAATTCCAATGGAACAGAATGGAAAATTGTTATTAATGAAGAAGAATTTTCGGATACAAGTAAATGGGATACCAGAAACTCAACAAAATGGATTGAATTAGGAAGTGCTAGTAAGGTAATTTCTCACAACAGTGATGGAAAGAAATCTATTACTATATCGGGTTCTCACGTTGGAAATAGTGCATCAGGAAGTTCAAAGATGGGAAATGCTTCAGGAAGTGGAACACTTAACCTGACTGATATTCCAAGAGAATTTAGTAGTCTTCCTAAATTGGAAATAACCAGTAGATCATTAACAAGTGTCACTATTAAATGGACGACTAGCGAAAATGCTGATAGAAGTCAATACAAAATAGATAACGGAAATTGGGTAGATGTAGAAACAAATATAAATAAAAAAACAGGGACAATGACGATAAATGGTTTAACACCAAATACAAGATATACAATATATGGTGATTTTAGACGTAAAGATACTGGAATGTGGTGTCAAACTAAACCTAGTATTTCAGTTACAACATATGATATTGCAAGATTAACAAAATATTCTAATTTTAATTTGGGTGATAGTGTAAAAGTACAATATTCCAATCCTGCAGGAGCTCCTATCCAAGTAGGAATATACCTTAATGGAAGTACGGCGATAGCACCATATAGAAGTTGTAGTGGGACAAGTTATACATTTATTTTTACTGATGAAGAGCTAGATAGAATGTATAAACTTATGGGTGAAAACACATTGACTGCATACATGTATATTAATACTAATAATAACACTTGGAGAGAAAGTAAAGCTATAACAATTAAATTAACAGGAAATCAAAAAACAGTACGAATTAATGATTCACGGAACAAACAAAAGAGGTAAAGTTTTTGTGAAGAATAATAACGTATATAAAAGAGGTGTTTTTTGGATTAAAGTTCAAGGTTCCTGGAAAAGGAGTATATAATGTCTAAAATTAAAGAAATTATAGTAGAACCTAGCAAAGTTTTTGTGGGTTCTACTTTTTTATTAAAAATAAAAGCTATAAGGTATGTAACATATCAAGAATTAAAAGACAGATTAAATAATACAACAATTCAACAATACACTTATAGTCAATTGAAAGGAGAATGAAAATGGCAAGAACAGATGAAGGAATAGAATATCCAAATGACTATGATGCTAAAGCTGATATTTTGGCAGATTTAGAAGCAATGGCTGCAAGTATTGATCTAATAATTAAAAATTTAAAATCTTCTGAAGAATCAAACTTAGCAAATAAAGTAGACAAAGAAACAGGCAAAAGTTTAATGACAGACGAAGAAAGACAAAAGCTAGCAGGATTAACTAATTACGATGATTCAAATATAAGAGAATTAATATCTGATATGTCAGATACTTTAGCTAATATAGCTGAAAGTTTAGATTCTCTATCAGAAATTCAGGAAAGCCAAAATCAAAGTATTTCAAATCTACAAACAAACAAAGCAGATATATCAGATGTACTAATCATAGAAGAAGAGGAGGAGATAGAAGATGAATAAATCAAATTATATCTCAAAAGCCTTGAGGCTGTACACACACACACACACACACACACACGT